TCCGCAAATCAAAAAAGGCGATGCTCATGAAGCATGCAATGACCAATGGAGTCAAGACGGTAGCCGCCGCTGAAATCGAGGCATATGCATCAGCGGAGTACATCGAGCACCTCAAGGCCATAGAAGAGGCTACAGAGCAGGCAGAAGCCCTTAGGTGGGGGTTGGTAGCGGCTCAGGCTCGCGTGGACGTGTGGCGCTCTTTGGAGGCGTCTAACCGCACTATGGACAGAATGGGGTAATCATGAAAGAAATCAGACTAAAAATCACGCCAGAAAAAAACGGTGCTTACAACGTAAAAGTAAACAAAACAGAATTTGTTTTGCTTAGAACGGGTGACGGAAAGAATGAGTATTTGGAAGTGTTTCCACACGACTTTCCGTTTAGGACAATTAAGCTCAAGACTGGCACAGTACAAATGGATTTATTGGAAACATTGGTTCTCCAAGAGTTAGTCTCTTACACCGACGAATTCATTGATCTATGAACAACAACATAACAGCCGCAGAACGACGCCACTTGGCATTGGTCAAAGAACTGCCCTGCAGTGTGTGCGACCAAGAGGGGCCAAGCGATGCCCACCACATCAAGCAAGGCAGGCAATACACCTGCGTAGCCCTGTGCAAGTCTTGCCATCAAGGGAGCAAGATGGGCTGGCATGGTGAGCGCAGGGCGTGGGCTATAGCCAAAATGGACGAGCTAGACGCCCTAAACGTGACCATAAAACGGCTTAGGGAAAACACCTAGCAAAATAAATGAAAATATTTTTCAAAAGGGGTTCACAAGTGCTTTAACTTGGAGTTACAATTACTTCACCGCAACGTTAGCGGGTAACAGGAAAAAAGGAAATTATCATGACAACAGTATCAACAGCAGTGCAAGCAGTCGCAACAGTCGAGTCCTTGCTCAACCCCATCGACCGACTCGCAGTGTTGGATCGTGAACAAAAGTCTTTGACAGCCGAAGTCAAGTCCCTCAAAGACTCCATCGCCAACAGCTACGGCGAAGGCAAGCACCGTGGTGAGAAGTATGGCGTTAACGTCATCATCGCCAACGTCAAAGGCACTGTCGATTACGAAGCTTTGATCAAGCACTTCGGCATCACAGAAGCACAACTGGATTCCTTCCGCAAAGAAGGTTCAGCACGTATCACCGTGACACCTACAGCGTAAGGAGAACGACAATGACTTTCCAATACAACGATGGAGGCCGCAAAGCGGCTGGCTTTAAAGGTGTTGCAGGTGACTGCGTAGTTCGATCAATCTGCATTGCACTTAACCTTGACTACAAAACCACGTACAAACAATTGGCTCAAGCCAACAAAGATTATGGCAACGAGAAATCTGCTCGTAATGGTTTGAGCAAAAAGGTTTATATCCCATTCTTGACACAACACGGTTGGGTATGGAGATCAGCACCAAAGTTTGAGGGGCGCAAGGCACGTTGCGCAGACATGCCTAAGGGCATAGTTATCGCAAGACAAGCACACCACTTGGTAGCTGTGATTGACGGTGTACCAAACGACATCGGTAACCCATCGCACAAGATGGTCTACGGATACTGGGCAAAAGTTTAAACCAACGGGGGCTTCGGCCTCCATTAAAGGAAAACAAAATGGAATTCACAATCAAACACGGCGGTAACAATAACTTGTTCTTGGACAGTTGGGAGAACGGTGGCGTGTGGCTATCAGTCCACGGTCGTAACCACCACGTTGGTACATCATTGACTCGCGAGCAAGCTCAGGCTATGTTGGAAGCATTAACAAAACTTTTAGAAGAGGTGACAGCATGATTGAACTACCACCATACTCGAAGATCAGTTACCCCTCGACACCCAACAAAGATTTCAAGTGGGAGTCGGGGTCTGACGTGCAGGCCATATGGCGCAAGTTCGGGTGGACGCCACCCAGCGAGAAAATGGCGCCACCTCCACCTGAAAGATTTATTGAACTCGTAAGGAAATTCAAATGACCAAAGAAGTAAGCCAACTCGCGCGCCAACTGCTAGGCACTACAGGCGCGGTCGAGTTCTACACCCAGCAGGAGTTTGACGCTACCTTGGCAATAGCTAAAGCCGAGATTATGACCGTGGCTATTGAGACGAGTAAGCGAGCGATCCTAATTGAGCGCAAGGAGTGCTCTAGGCTGGTCGCAGAGCTTGCGAATCAGGAAGATGAGGGGGAAGTAGCCACAGCCCTCATGAACGCCGCCAAACTGATTTACAACCGTATGCCGGGTCAGATGTAATGAAGACTACGGAAGAAAGAGATCTGGTTTACTTCCAAGGGTTTGACGTGGGGGTGACATACGTACTAACCGCAATACTCTTGAACTTTGAGAATGGTCAAGAGCTTGTTGACCACATCAAAGGGTTCATTGATCCTGAGCTAGACAAGATGAAGGGGACTAAGCAATGACCAAGCTAAAGATCGTATTTGCAGAGGGTTGCTTCGACGAGTTCGATGGCACTCAAGAGGAACTGCAAGCAATGATTGCAGACCTACATCAACAACTAGAGGACGGTACGCTCTTCGAGAATGCTATCCCTGTTGCAGAAGATGACCCAGAGTTCCTGAAGGCAATTGAAAACAAGAGTACTCGTCAATAAATAATTTGTATTAGGGTATGTCCCTAGTTCACAACTCCTTTAATTTGAAGTTACAATAACGACACTGCAACGTTAGCAGGTTTAAAAAGGAAAAATTATGAACATCGGTACACAAACAGGCAGTCTCGTTAACCACATGTACAGCCGCATGACCATCGGTGCTCCAGCACCAACAGTCGGTATGGGCGCTACAACATTGTCATGGACTGATCGTCACGCCGCAACGGTAGTGAAGGTTATTGAGTTGAAGAGCAAAGTGTGGGCATACGAGATCCACATCATTGAAGACAAGCCTACAGTCATCTCTGGTAGCGCACACGATGGCAGTGCCGTCTACACCTTTGAGCCGAATCCCTACGGATACGCTGACATGTATCGCATGGATCGCAAGACAGGCAAATGGGTTCGCGGTTACATCAACGGAGCTACAGGCAGATTCAAGCAACGCCGTAGTGGTGGTTTGATCTTAGGCATGCGCGAACATTACTACGATCCACACTTCTAAAAAAACCGGGGCTTCGGCCCCAAGTCACTGCACTTACGCAGGTTTAAAAAAGGAAATTATCATGGCTACATACTGGAACGAACAAGGCACATACCAAACCATTGCAGAAGCTTTACAAGGGCTTGTGCCGGCGATTGGTGAGGTGCCTGAGGGCAAGACTACCAACAAGGCGCTGGAGCGCTTCAGAAGGGCGCAGAACTGCTACTACGATCTGTACAACAATGGATTGTGTAACCGGGCCCGTGAGTTCAGCACGTTGTTTAGGATTCCCGGCGTCTCCCGCGAGATCAAGCAGAACTACCACTACAACTTTTTGGTGTCGTCTTTGACTGAGGGTGCCATTGAAAACAAGATGGACGGATTCATTCTGGATGCCTACCGCGAGCAGTTGGCATTGGGCAAGATGAAACCCGTGAGCATGGAGGCCGCATGAAGCGCATTTACATTAAAGCTTTTAACAAGCTGACCAAGATGGGCGTACCCGTCTACGAGCACCACGACGACAACGGGAACTTCAGCATCAGCGCCGAGGATGAGGGATCATCCAACTGGGTGAACTACTACGATGGCGCTCGCATATGGGGTGACAGCATTAAGCCTGAGCTACGCGATACGCTGATCGGTATGGGGCTGTTCGCAGAGTGGCACAACCCCGGTAGGTTGGCTGTTTACGAAATATAAAAAAGGTGTTGACACCCTTCTTTAATTCCATGTTAGAATTCATGCACTGCAAAGTTAGCAGGTTTAAAAAGGAAATTATCATGATCACAGTAGACAAATACAACATTCGCGTAGTTGACAAGGGCATGAAGTACGGTCGCGACTTCTGCCTCACCAACGAGAGTGAGAAGCCTCTGGTGGAGTTCTATGATGCTCGCTACCCGCACACGGAGTTCGGGCAGTTCATCACACGCTACTACGTTGGCACCATCTTGGGCAACGACGGTTACCACGGCAAAGGTGAGGGTGGCTTGATCCTCGACGGCGGCAACGCTGATTCATGGACTGTGTCTTCAAGAGACATGGACATTGTGCGAGCATATCTAAAGGGATACACAGAATGGCAACAGTAAAGAAGGTAGCGGCGAAAGCCGCGCCAAAGAAGCCCGTAAAACGCGAGCAGACGTTCGACATGCCTGTAGAGGTCAGAGACTGGATCGAGCAAGCAGGCAGTCGTCTCAAGAGCTTACAGAGCAAAGTAGATCGATTGGAGTTGGAGAACAAAGAACTCAAGTCGTACAAGCGCTGGGCGGAGCACAAGATCTTGGGGAGTAGCCCAGAATGAACATTCCAGCGTTTCCAACTGATTTGAACTTTAAACACCAACAAGGTATGACACTGCGTGACTACTTTGCGGCTCAAGCGATGCAAACTGCACTTGCATACCGACGCAATCAATTTGAAACAGATCAAACCGACGGTGGGGATTGGGATGAGTTTTTTAGCATTATTGCAGAAGAGTCGTACACCATCGCTAATGCAATGATGAAAGCGAGGGAAGAGTGAGCGCACAAGGCAAAGAGTCTGGCACCAAGATGCCCAAGCACGACAGCAGGATATCGTTCTACAACAAGAACGGCGATGAAATCGGTGTGATGGACTTCGCTGACAACTACCTATCCTTTGAGGGAAACGCCGAAGAGAGTGCTATCGAGTTCATGGAGCATCTCAGCACCGTATTCCAATACAGACTCATGCTGGAATACAACAAGGGATACAAAGCAGGTAGGGACTTCACAAAGAACCAAACTTCAGGTTAAACTAATGTCCATGCGCTGAAACAATTGCGTGAAAGGACATAAGCATGGCAACAGAGAAGAGATCAGTAGGTCGTCCAATGGGCAAACTCCATCAGGAAGACGTGCGTAAGAAAATCCAAGTGGGTCAATTGATAAAAGTCCTTGAAGATCATGCACTTAGCACTGAGGATAAGGAACTTCTACCTAGTAGGATCAAAGCAATCCAAATACTGCTGAATAAGTCGTTACCAGACTTGAGTTCAATGCAGTTGACTGGGGATGATGACAAGCCTGTGGTGATAGAGCACAACATCAGTGTGTTCGGTGAGTTGCTCAAGTCAATCAAGTTGCAACGCCAAGCAGAATGAGCGCATTGGATGCAGTGCTGGATGATCCCAGCATCAAGAGGGAGTTTGAGAGCCTGCATCCCACTGAGCAGGCGGTGATCAATTGGCAGTTGAATTGGCTGGGTAAGCAAGCACACAAGCACCAGATCGAGCCTACGGGTGACTGGTGGAACATATGGCTCATGCTCGCGGGTCGTGGAGCCGGCAAAACACGCGCCAGCGCTGAAACCTTAGCATCATGGGCATGGGAGCAACCAAACACACGATGGCTTGTCTCAGCCCCTACCAGTGGCGACTTGAAGGGTACATGCTTCGAGGGTGACTCAGGGCTTATATCCGTGATCCCTCCGCAGTTGGTAGCCAAGTACAACTCCAGCCTGCATGAGATCCACCTGATCAATGGGAGCTTCATCAAGGGCATCCCAGCGTCGGAGCCAGAGCGCTTTCGTGGCCCACAGTTCCACGGTGGATGGCTGGACGAGTTGGCGGCGTGGGAGTACCTCCGCGAATCGTGGGACATGATCCAGTTCGGCATACGACTGGGCCAGCGCACTAAGCTCATATGCTCGACGACACCTAAGCCCAAAGAGGTCATCATGGAGTTGATTGACCGTGAGGGTGACGACGTGGTGATCACACGCGCCAGCACGTACAGCAACATGAAGAATCTGGCCCCGTCGTTCCAGAAGCAGATCCTCCAGTATGAAGGAACCAATCTGGGAAGGCAAGAGATCCACGCTGAGATCATTGACCCTGAGGAGGGCGGTATCGTCAAGAGGGACTGGTTCAGGTTATGGCCTGCCAACAAGCCGTTTCCTAAGCTTGAGTACATCATTCAGTCCTACGACTGCGCGACGTCTGACAAGACGCAGAACGACCCTACAGGGTGCATTACGCTGGGTGCATTCAAGCCTATGGACGGTGGCATGTGTGTCATGGTGCTGGACTGCTGGCAAGAGCACCTACAGTACCCAGACCTGCGCCCTAAGGTGATCGATGAGTACGAGACGGTGTACGGTGAGGGACGTGAAAAGAAGCTGGTGGATCTGATCCTAGTGGAGGACAAGTCCGCCGGCATATCCCTGATCCAAGACTTGCAACGTGCGCACCTGCCCGTGCATGCGTATAACCCCGGCAGAGCGGACAAGATCCAACGCCTGAGCATTGTGGCTAACATCATCAAGGCTGGGCGCGTCTGGGTGCCTGAGAGCACCGTCAAGAAGGGGTTTGTGCGTGACTGGGCCGAAGGCATGGTCAGCCAGATCTGCTCATTCCCTGAGACGGTACATGACGAGTTCGTTGACTGCATCTCACAGGGACTACGGTACATGCGTGATGGCGGCTGGATCAGCATAGACGCACCACCTAGAGATGATCTGGATGAGGACGACATCTATGATGCAGACGAGTACAACCAACGCGCCAGAGGCAAGGTCAACCCGTATGCAGAATAATAGTGCACTCAGTGCACGATTACGCGAAACTTACAAATATAAAGTGTGGACGTGACAACATGGCGAAGGCATAATACGTGGACATTTACGAAAGGACTTGACATGTCTCCAATGGAACCAAGAATTCAGCAATTAAGACAACTTGATTTGCAAAGAAGAGCGCGTGAAACTCGGCAAGGCATGGATCCTATGGAGGCATTACGTAGGATGCTTGAGCAGGGGCAAATGTCGCCTGACACCATTGAAGCCTTACGTAATATTAGACCGACTGAGCCTCGCTATGAAGAGCCTGTCCCGCCTCCTCCTCCCCGTTTAGAAGACTACTACGGCCCAACAACAACGCCGTTCCCCGGTCAAGACACGGCGCCGATGCCTGAACCAAGGTATGAGCAAGATACTACGCCTCCTGCTATTTATCCATTGGACACAATTGCCCCGCAAATGCCCCAGCTTGGTGGTGTGACGTTGAGCAACGGTCAGTTCATTGCTGGAGTTCCTAATGAGCAAGGTGGTGTGAACATTGGTACGCCTGACTTCTTCCAACAGTATGCAGGCAACCCTGATCTGATGAGAGCACTGAGCGACGCATACGGTTACGACGTGTCACAACCACGACCACAGACAACGCAAGCTCCTCAGGTTGTATATGGCGAACCAACGGTAGGATCACAGGGATATGATCCCGGGACTAACTACGGTGGCATGAACACCAATTCACCGACAACTCAGAATCCTCAGATTGGATATTCGCCAGAGACTAATTACGGTGGCACCAATGATTTCCAAAAGATGATGGAAGATATGAGGATGCAAGAGCGCATGCAAGATCCACGCATTAGGCCAGATATAAATCCTGAGCCACCACGTCAAGATCCCCGTATCAATCCTGAGCCGCCAAGACCAATTTATCCAATGGATATGCCCCCAGATAATATTGGCAGACGTTTAGGCTAACTGATAGGTGGATCATGATCCCAGACAACTCCAAGAAGAAGCTTGAGCAGTTACGCCAAGAGATGGCGTTTCGTGCTCAGTTGAATCAGCAGTACGACAAAGAGATGTCGGGGAAATACACCCGTGACATGCCGTCGTTTTCTGAGTGGCTAGACAAGCGCCAGCAACCCAAGAAAATGGCTGATGGTGGAAAGTTGATGCCATTAGCAGAACGCGACGCTAACCTAGCTAACTTCTTGCAAGAGAGTCAAATCAAGGAAAGACTGTACAGGGGTCAACGCAAGGTTCCAAAGGCAGATAAATTTGTTACCACCCAAGATCGTTCGACACCGTCGTTCACAGATGATCCTGAGGTTGCAAATGTTTATTCTCAACAAACAGGGTGGGATATTGCGCACGGCCCCGGTTCCACTTCAGTGCCAGTTCATGTGCAGATGAAAAAGCCATTTGATGTCAGACGTTTGGGTGAGCACGTAACGTTAGATGAAATCATCAATCAGATGGATCAAGATTTAAGCGTACCGCACCATAAGGATAAACTTGGATATGAAGATTTGGCTGACATTCTTAGTACGCTAGATCACCATGTTATGAAGGGTAACGCTAAACACAACATTGATGCCACGGATAAAAGAGGAACGTTTAGGATTAGAAGCTTTTCTCAATTGGCAGATGAGGTAAGTGAAGCTGGAAGCAAGAAAAACGTTAACCGAATATTGGAAGATTTATTGCCTGAAGCTTCAGTTGATGCATACGCATTGGCTGACTCGCACGAGATGGTCAAGCAATTAAAGAAGCAAGGCTATGACGGAATGATCCACAAAGACGTGTTTGATGCTGGTATGCCTTATTACAAGGGTGATCCCAACAAGATTGGCGAAGGGTATGACGCAGAGCACACGATAGATGCGTTCCGTCCATTTCATCAAACCAAGATCAAGTCAGCCATCGGTAACCGTGGCACATATGACACAAGCAATCCTGACATCACTATGGCAAAGGGTGGATCAGTAGCCAAAGAACCTAAGAACACCGTTAAGGCGTACAAGCTATTCCGTGTGCATAAGGATCACCCCGGTAAACTGTTCCCACTGTTCGTGGACGCCAACACCCCAGTTGAAATGAACAAGTGGGTGGACGCCAAAGAGGGCGACATGAAAAACGGCAAGGTCAAGTCAAAGATTGGTGATCTGGCTTATCGCCCCGGTTGGCATGCGGGTGATTTACCTATTGCCACTCACATTGGTGAGAAGTCTGATCCATCAAAGACCGCACCAGATCGCCGCCCCGCTAACCATGCATGGGCTGAGGTGGAGATGCCTGATGATGTGGACTGGCAGTCTGAGGCTACCAAGCGCGGCACTAATGCTCAGGGTAAAGTTATCCCAGTGAAAGCGCACATCACAGACCAGATCCCTAAAGGTGGACACTATCGATACAAGACCAACCCCAACATGACGGGTAACTGGTTGATTGGTGGGTCTATGAAGGTCAACAAGGTGCTGTCTGATGCTGAGGTAGCTCGCATCAACAACAAAGCTGGTATGGCTGACCTACCGCGCACTGAACCGTTTGCAAAGAAGACGTTTGGATTTGCTGGTGGTGGCACGGTCAATGGCTTAATTGCTCCTGATGAATTTAAAGCTGAAGAGTATGTGAACTACAAAACAAAAGGCGGCGACGTGAGCACATTCGACTATGAGAACCCCAAGCACGTACAGACCGTTGCTGGAATTGTTGCCAAGCACAAAGACTTTAACCAAATTACGAATGCCGCAAAACACTTGGCTGATGCCTTATCGCAGGGCAGTTACAAGTTCATTGAAGACCCACGCATTCAGAGTGCTATCAAGCAAGCTGGTCACGACGGTTACTTCATCAATGGCAAAGACGGCAAGCAACAAATTATTCGCAAAGCCGAGGGAGGCGCTGTGTTACCTATTGAACAAATAAAAGCTCAAATGATGAATAGGTTTAAGGGTTTAAATACTCTTCAATCTATTGGCGCCAACGAAGCCCCTAGCATGGGGATTAAAGCGTATGTACCTACGGCTGGTAGCCCTGACGCTGGTCAGATGCCTGTGGGCGGTATAGACACGTCTCAGGGTAGTTTGCCAGTGGGTGGAGTGGACATGAGCAAGGGTCAGCCCGGCAACCAACTCGCGCCACAGGGCATGCCACAACCAGCAGGCACACAGCCCGGCATGGATCAACCCCCTATGGGCGATATGCCTCCTATGGGCGGAACACCGCCTCCACAGGGCGGAAGCAACATATTGAGTATGACCCCCCAAGGACAATCACTGGCGGCTCTAAAGCCCCAAGGTTTGGCTAAAGGCGGTAGCGCTAAGTCTATTGACGAGATGAAAGCTGAGTTAGCTTCCAAGAAGGACACATCTACAGAGAAGCGCATTACGGTGCCTGCATCTGGCGCTGGTGGCGTGAAGGGCATCGTGGTGCCTAAGCATTTGATCGAAGGCAACCCCAAAGCAGGCGCTGAAGGGTTGAAGAACATGATGGATGCAAGGGCAAAGGTTTATGGTGAAGAGCACCGCGAACCCTTGAACCTTGGTCAGATGGGAAAGATCCACAAGCAAACATTGGAAGAGCACTTTGCAAAACCACTTGCCGAGCAAAAGAGTGCAGAGCAAGAAGCGCTGAATAAAATCCGCGCCGCTAAATTTATCAAGCACAACAAAGACACGTTGGACGAGTCTGAGAAGCTAGACACTGTAGAGCACGAGCACGATGAGGAAGGTCGCTCACACGTTGGATATGCATCCAAAGGTATTGCTGGTCACGCGCTGTTTCCAAAGGGTCACGGCAAGGATATGGATTACAAGGTGATCAATACCTGCCCCGGTCAAACCGAGGGCTGTGGCGGTGGTAAGAGCGCCGAAGGTATTGTGGACACCAAGCAAGGCACATGCTTTGCGCCTAATGCCGAGTCACAGTACGCCGCCGCTGTAAGTCGTCGTGCTGGTCACGCGATTGCCAAGCACGATCCAGCTATGACTAGGGACTGGATCATTGCTCATACGGGTTCGATGCGTAACGCCGCAGGCAGAGCCGACAAGCAAAACAAGCGCATGCTGTACCGTCCTAATGTTGTGGATGAGACTGACGTGTCTTCACGCCATGTCATTCGTCACTTGAACGAGCAACGCAAGGCAGAGGACAAACCACCAATCATTGCCAACTCATACGGCAAGACTAATGAGTTGCATGACCCTGAGAATGGTTACCATGTGACGCACTCGAACGTTGGCCCCAAGGTTAAGAAGGGTCGTGAGATCAGTGAGAACGTTGCTCGCGATAAAGCGCGTGTTCGTAACACTGTGATGGCGGCTGATAACCAAGGGGACTTCAAGAACGAGCAGGGTAACAAGACGCCCCCTAAGGGTTCTTACATGGTGACTGACGTAAAGCGCGGCTCTCCTATGGCTAAGAGCATGGAGAAGTCAATAACCCACGCTAAATACTGGTCAACGGGACGTCCTGAGAGTGAATTGAGCAAAGAAGAGCGTGAAGAAGGCCCAGAAGGTCACTTTGGTGGCACTGGACGCAGGACTTCGGAAGACAAAGCGCACTATGGTCACACCACCATTGAAGGTTTGCGTTACGACTACCAGAAGCAACACATTTTGCACCCACGTTTGGTTCAAGTTGGTAAGAATGATGACGGTACTGCGCACATGATCCCTACGGATTCGCGCTTTAAGGACACTGAGTTCTTGCCAAAGAATCGTTACAAGACCAAAAACGGTAAAGACGCTGGTCACATCTTGATGACTACACCTACAGAGTCAACAAGTAACATTGGTCACCAGACATCGTTCACGCACAATGTAAGTCCTGAGCACATTGAACATGCGGAAAAGAACAATGGGGAATATGTAATTGACAAACCCGAAGATCAAGCCAAAGCTAAGGGCAAAGAGTACGCGGCTCCGCAAGCCATCAAGTTTCAGCCAAAGCCAAAAGCTTATGCGATGGGCGGCAGTGTTGGTGGTCGCCACATTGGTTTTAGCGATGATGATTTTCATGCGTTTCCTGAGCAAAACGTAGTTGCTCAACGTCACTTAGCTATGCGTGGTGATGATCATGAGGGAATTGCAAAAAGCGCTTTGTCGGATTACAAACGTAAAGTTACAATAAACAAAGACATGGACACCATGTTGCTAGAACTGACACGCAATAAGAAAGCCAAATGATGGACGAACTTGACCCAACCCAAGATCCCATGATCACTGAGAACGAAGATGGCAGTGCTGAGGTGGATATGCGTGACGACTTGGCTGACATTCAGGAAATGCCTGACGGCTCGGCTGTTGTGACGATGCCAGATAGCGGCCCTGAAGAGAACCCAGACTTCTATGCAAACATGGCAGAGTCATATGGCGAGTATGAATTGTCTAAGTTGGCAATGCGCTACATGGATTTGCTCAAGAATGACAAGTCAGCGCGTGAGTTGAGAGACAAGCAGTATGAAGAGGGTATTAAGCGCACGGGTATGGGCAATGATGCCCCCGGCGGTGCCACGTTCATGGGTGCATCAAAAGTGGTACACCCAGCAATGGCTGAGGGCTGTGTTGACTTTGCCGCCAAAGCGATCAAAGAGATGTTTCCACCCGATGGCCCTGTACGTACAAAAGTCATGGGCAAGATGGACGACATCAAAGCTCAAAAGGCGGAGCGCAAGCGTGACTATTTGAACTGGCAGATCACTGAGCAGATAGAAGAGTTCAGGGATGAGCAAGAGCAGTTGCTGACGCAGTTGCCTTTGGGTGGCTCACAGTATTTTAAGATTTGGTTTGATGAGCAGAAGAAGCGTCCCTGCGTGGAGTTTGTTCCAATTGACAGGATCATTCTGCCGTTTGCCGCGAGTAACTTCTACACAGCACAACGAGCCGCTGAGGTTCACGAGATCACTGAGTGGGAATTCAATCGCCGTGTTGCCAACGGTATGTACCGCAACATTGACTTGATCCCTACTTCGTCAGAGCCTGAGACTACAAAGGCTCAAAAGGCAACGAACAAGATTGAAGGCAAGCAGTTTGAAGAAAACCAAGACGGTTTGCGTAACGTTTACCACATCTACACTTACTTGGAGTTAGAAGACGATAAGTATGCTAACGGTGAATCTGCGCCTTACATCTTGATGATTGATGAGCAGGATAGCGAAGTCATTGGTCTGTACCGTAACTGGGAAGAGCAAGACGAGACGATGACTAAGCTCGATTGGATTGTGGAGTTCAAGTTCATTCCTTGGAGGGGTGCATATGCGATTGGATTACCTCATCTCATTGGCGGTCTGTCTGCCGCTCTTACAGGCTCTTTACGCGCTTTATTGGACTCTGCCCATATCAATAATGCCGCAACTATGCTCAAGCTCAAGGGCGCAAAGATGTCTGGTCAGTCACAACAGGTGGATGTGACGCAGATTGTGGAGATTGAGGGCGCACCCGGCGTTCAAGACATTCGCCAGATCGCGATGCCTATGCCGTTCAACCCACCTTCAGAGGTCTTGTTTAGGCTCCTAGGATGGCTTGATACAGCGGCGAAGGGGGTAGTGTCCACCTCAGAGGAAAAGATCGCTGACGTCAACGCTAATGCCCCTGTAGGGACTACTCAAGCTTTGATTGAGCAAGGTGCGGCGGTGTTCTCATCGATTCACGCACGTTTGCACCAGTCACAAGCTCGTGTGCTCAAGATTTTGTGCCGTCTAAACCGTTGGCACTTCAACGAGATGCGCAAGTCTGACGTGGTGGCGGATCTTGAGATCAGTCGCGAAGACTTCCAAAAGAACACGGACGTTATCCCCGTCTCTGACCCGCACATCTTCTCTGAGACTCAGCGTATGGCTCAGATGCAGGCTGTGTTGTCACTGGCTGATAAGCACCCACAGCAGTTCAACATGGACAAAGTGCTGGCGCGTTCATTGAAGCAGATGAAGATCCCGAACATCAATGAGTTGATGAAGGATGTGCCAGCGCCTGAACAGCGTACTTCTGCGGATGAGAATGCGGCTATGCTGATTGGTCAACCTGCATATGCGTACATGCAACAGGATCACATTGCTCACATTCAGGATCACTTGCAATTTGCGATGAACCCATTCTTGGGTCAGTCACCATTTGCAGATCCAACGTATTTGAACAATTTGATCGAGCACATCAAGCAACACATGACGTTGTGGTACTTAAATCGCAGTAATGGTTATGTGGCGCAGTCTCGCGGTGGTAAGCCAGTGGACAACTACGATGATCCATTGTTGACGGGTACGATTGACCAGTTGTACACGGCTGTTGGTGCTCACGTCACGATGGATACGAAGGAAGTGTTTGAGCAGTTTGCTCCAGCGTTCCAACAGTTGATCCAGCAGGCTCAGAAGCGCCAGCAATCACAGAGGCAGGTGTTGCCCCCAGATGCACAAGTTGTCAAAGACACAAACATGGCGGAGACTCAGCGCAAGGCGCAAGACGATCAAGCTCGTTTGCAGTTGGACACTCAGAAATTGCAGATGGATATGCAGAAGCACCTCGAAGACAACAAGACAAAGATTGCCATCGAGAATGCCAAGCTGACACATCAAGTAATTACGGATATTGCCACTGCGCAAATGCCCGAAACCGCGCCTACAATGGGCGCACCAATGGCACCACAAATGCCACAACCTCAAGGTATGCCAGAAGGCATGCCACAACCTCAAGGAGTTCCAAATGTCAACATCTGATCAAGAACAAAAGAGCGTGTTGGTTAACCAGCACAAGCGTTTAGCTATGGGCGAAAAGCTCACAGGTCAAAGCATGCAACCCAAGGGCGACAACAAGCCTAAAGGTGGTTTGGCTCAAGCTAAGAAAAAATGATTGAACAGTTGATCCATGTGATCAAGATTCGACAAGCAGAATTGGCGCAATCCCTTGCCTTGGGGAATGCGTTCAACTGGGAGTCATACCAACGGATGGTCGGTGAGTATCAGGGGTTGAAATACACCCTTGATTCACTGGACAACATCCTGCGAGAGCAAGAAGGTAGAGAAGATTAACCCCAGTCCTTGGGGCTAAAGGCCGCGCTGAAAAGCGCTTAAATGATGCACCTGAAATATGGTGATTTTTAGGAGTGAGTATGAGTGATAAAGATCCGATCCCGACGATATCGGGGAGTGAAGGCGTACCTGATCAGCAGGAGCTAAAGTGGGCTTTCCCAGATGTGAATCCGGGTCAAAAGCCGTTTGGTGGAAGGGTTGTAGTCCAACTACGCCGCATCAAAAAGACAACTGCCAGCAAGATCATTTTGGTTTCAGAAACCAAAGAGACTGAGAAGTGGCAGAACATGATTGGACGAGTGGTGGAGATTGGCCCTTTGGCCTTTAAAAACCGCGAGACTATGGAATCATGGCCTGAAGGTAGCTGGGCAAGCGTAGGTGACTACGTCCGAGTACCTAAATGGGGCGGTGACCGTTGGGAACGTGCAGTCCCTAACGAAGAGGATAACGAAGATCCTGTTCTTTTTATGACCATCAACGACCACGAACTGATTGCGAAAGTCACTGACGACCCGCTTTCGTTCAAGGCTTATGTTTAATCGGAGAATTTCATGAGTACTGAAGACAAAAAAGAAGTAGATTTGAATATTGAAGAGTCAAAAGACGGCTCTGCAGTAATTGATCTGCCTGAAAGCATGATTTCTTCTGGTGAAGACGGAACTGCCAATAAAAGAGACGGCGGTGACGTATCTGCAGAGGAAGATGACCATCCAGACGACACTGATGCTGTTAGAGCGGCAAAAAGAGCACGTCGCAGGTCAAAAAAAGACCTGATTCGCAAGACGAATGAGGAAAAAGACATTCGATTGCAACATTTGCAACGAGAAAACGAAGAATTTAAGCGTCGTTTGTCTAATGTGGAGCGAGAGACTAAGAATAGTCAGATCGCCCGTATTGACAAACACCTAGAAGACCAAAAAGTGCGCTTGGAATACGCCAAGATGAAGCTATCAGAGGCTGTACAAGCTGGTGATGGTGACGCTATGGTGCAAGCGCAGTCGATGTGGAACGAAGCGCAAGCCGCAGTGGGTGAATTTTCCCGTGCAAGGAATGCGGCAGAGCGTGAAGCGCGTGGTGCAGGTCAATCTGCTCCAGTAGTAGATCCTACAGTGCAACGCAACGCCGCTGACTGGATGCGCCGTAATTCATGGTATCGCCCAGACACCTCAGACCGTGATTCACAGATCGCCAAAAAGGTTGATGAACTGCTAGTTACAGAAGGAATGAACCCCTCTGATCCAGATTATTGGGATGAATTAGATAATCGCTTGCAAAAAGCATTACCACACCGCTACAATGACAACAACGACAGTAATTCTGCTGTTAGAAAACCGAGGAACGTTGTGGGTAGTTCAGGTCGTGAAGCTTCAGCCGCATTTGGTGGTAACAATCGCTCACAGTTCGTGCTCTCTCCTGAAAGGGTGAAGGCAATGAAGGAAGTGGGTGCTTGGGATAATCCAACGCGCAAGAAAGCAATGATCGAAAACTTCATCAAATATGACCGTCAAAACGGCACCTATTAACTAATACTTGGAAACCTATCATGACTGAATCACGTCTCAAAAAATCTCTCAACGCTGGTGGACGCAAGGATCGCGGAAGCGAGGATGCAACCCGCACAGCACCTGAGGATAAGTTCATTTCTACGCAGGAACGTCGCAAGATGTGGAGCGAGGAGTGGACGCAATCAGCCTTGCCAAAACTGCCCAATATGGATGGGTGGCACCTTTGCTGGCTTTCGACAACCAACAGCTACGACTCCATCGATAAGCGGATTCGCCTAGGGTACGTTCCAGTTAAATCTGAAGAGTTACCCGGCTACGAAGACTATCGTGTGAAGGCGGGAGAACATGTTGGGTATATCTCCTGTAACGAAATGTTACTGTTCAAATTACCTATGGATGTTTTTCAAGAGATCATGCTCCATCATCATTACGACCAACCTCGTGAAGAAGCTGAGAAACTGCGTGTTCAATTGGAAAGCTTGCAAGGTCAACGTGACAGCAACGGTAAGCGACTTGTGGATGTCGAGGGCGAAGGTCTTGGTAATTTTGATCAACAGCCAAGCAAAACACCCGTATTTTCGGGTTAACCCAAGGAGTTTAATATGAGTTCTACCTCTGCTCCGTTCGGCTTGCGCCCCGCGTTCCACCCTTCTGGTCTGGATCGCGCTCAGGCGTTGGCAAACGGTATCGTCTCTGGATATTCCACAGACATCTTAAAAGGCGCACCTGTGCGCTATAACAGCACTGCTGGTACATCCGTAGCCGCTGGTACTATCACCAATGCCGCCGCATCTGGCGCTTGGTCTGGTGCTTTCGCTGGCGTCGAGTTTACCGACACTACTGGTCGTCGTCGCGTGAGCAACTACTGGCCTGCTAGCACAACCTTCCAAGCAGGTTCATGCGTTGCTTATTTCTACAATGATCAAAACATTATTTACGAAATTCAAACCGACGCAACCATTGCCCAAACATCTTTGGGTGGTGAGTACAACTTCTCTGCTAATACTGGCTTTACAGTTACTTCTGGCTCTAACGTGACTGGTCTGTCTACGACAGGTCTGGGCGTTTCTACAGCCGTAGCTAACGGTTCTCAAGGTGCTATGCGCGTCGTTGATATCGCTCCTTATGTGGACAATAACTGGGGTGATGCCTTTGTTATCGTTCGTGTTGTTAACGCTCAGTCTCAGTACTTCGGTTCTGTGACAGCAATTGTTTAAGGAGGACTAAAAAATGGCCGCTCCAATGCGCAGTACCGACTTTCGGTCTATTGTTGAACCCATTCTGAATGAGTGCTTTGATGGTGTATACGATCAACGTGCCGATGAATGGAGCCGTGTTTTCCGTGAGGAAGACGGCATCCCACGTAACTACCATGAAGAACCCGTCTTGTACGGCTTCGGCGCGGCACCCCAGTTGCCTGACGGCACTCCTGTGACGTACCAACAAGGTGGTGTGTTATTCCTCAAGCGTTACGTGTACAAAGTATACGGTTTGGCATTTGCTTTGACCAAAGTTTTGGTTGAAGACGGTGATCACATCCGTATCGGTCAAGTTTACGCTCGCCACTTGGCTCAATCTTTGGTGGAAACCAAAGAGTTGTTGTCTGCTAACGTGTTGAACCTCGCCTTCACTGGTGGTGCTTCAGCAGGTGGCGATGGCGTGTCATTGGTCAACACTGCTCACCCAATCGTGAATGGTACTTTCAGCAACCAATTGGCTACATCTGCCAACTTGTCCCAGACTTCTTTGGAACAAATGTTGATCCAGATCCGTCAAGCTGTTGACAACAACGGTAAGAAAATTCGTTTGGTTCCACGTCAATTGATCGTGGCTCCCGGCAATATTTTCCAAGCTGAAGTTCTCTTGAAGTCCGTCTTGCGTACAGGTAACGCAAACAACGACATCAACCCTGTCAAGTCCATCGGTTTGTTGGACGAAGGCGCGGCTGTTTTGTCACGTTTGTCTAGCCCTACAGCATGGTGGGTTCAGACTGACGCTCCTGAGGGCATGAAGCTCTTGATGCGTCGTCGTCTTGAGAAGACTATGGAAGGTGACTTCGAAACTGACTCTATGCGCTACAAAGCGACAGAGCGTTACGACGTTGGCTTCACAGATCCACGCGCCGTTTACGGCACGGCTGGCGTCTAAACCCAAGTGGGGGGTTCGCCCCCTGCGCTTTAAGGAGAAAAGACAATGGCAAATTTACTGGTAACCCGTTTCCCAAATGGCGTGACAAACGTCGGGGAAGATTCACCGTTTGCTGATCTGACAATGCCAGCACCAACAAAGTTTCACACTTACTATGAAGATTTTGACTACTATGTAGCCGCAAATTGGACTGTAACTGAGACTCAGGCTGGTGCTACTCAGGCTTTGACTGACGGTGATGGTGGTTTACTTTTGATCACCAACACTGCCGCAGATGATGATCTTGTTTCTTTGCAAAAAGTAGGCGAGTCATATCGCTTTGCTTCAGGCAAAGAGCTTTTCTTTGAAGCTCGCTTCAAGGTTAGCGACGCAACTCAATCTGATGTAGTTATTGGTCTTCAAATTACCGATACAACCCCACTTGACGTTTCGGATGGTGTGTTTTTTATCAAGGCAGACGGCTCTACTTCGGTAAGCCTGTTGGTTGAAAAAAACGGCACAGCAACTACGACCTCTAGCGTGGCTACTATGGCTAACGACACATTTATTAGTCTTGGTTTTTACTACGATGGCGCATCAAGCATTCAATACTCCGTAAACGGCGTTGTGAAAGGCACTTCTGTGACCACCAACTTGCCTGACGACGAAGATATGACTGTGACAATCGCTCTTCAAAATGGTGAAGCCGTTGCAAAGACAATGACTGTGGATTACGTCTTTGTTGCGAAGGAGCGTTAATCATGGGTCAATTTAAACCAATGGTCAAAATGATGACCACTGAGCCTTCAGTTATTCTGAAGCTCAAAAAAGGTGGAAAAGTTGCTTCCAAGATGGACGGCGGTTACATGCCCATGCAGTCAACTATGCCTGCACAAGCAATGCCTGTTGGCAAAGGCCCTGCAGGTCTTGGTCGTGATACTGCTTTTGCACCAGCGCCTATGAAACCTTCTATGGCGGCTCGTCGTAAAGCAATGATGGCAAAGCCTGCTACAAAGCCTGCTATGAGTCCTACCCTAATGAAAAAAGGTGGTAAGACTGATATGCATGAGGATGCCGCTCAAGATCGTGCAATGATCAAGAAGGCGATGGCTGGCAAGAAGTTCGCAACTGGTGGCGTCGTCAACGGTCAAGGTGGCTTTAAAGATGGTGGCATCATCAAGTCAACCAAGGGCGAGACGAAGATGGTTACTGCTAAAGTTGACCACTCACCTGCCAAAACTGGTGGCGTGAAGTTGGGCAATGGCGGTGGCTATGCTACTGGTGGTGTTGCTAAAGCTAATGGCGGTGGCTACAAGATGGGTGGTTCAGCAAAAAAAGCCTACGCGACGGGGGGAACTGTTGATACAGGCAAGCCCGTCGCGATGCCCAAAAGACCAGCTTCAAAACCTGTAGCTAACAGCATGCAATCTGGTACCTTTAAAAAGGGTGGCAAGGTAGATCGCTTTAACTCTGGTGGAAGTACCGTAGACGCCTCAAAGGGTGCATACGATAAGTCTATCGGGCCAAGCGAGGAAG